GTGGGCATGAGACTTCAAGCTAGACATCCTGACAATGTCGCACCAGACAATTCTTGGAGGACTCACTCTAGGATCAACCAAATTCTCTCAAAGAACCTCAGTGAGTTCGCCACCTTTAAAGCATCTGTTAAGACAATTTGTCACCGCATGGACAATAAAGACCTAAAGGAGTTAGAGGAAGTCGGGAAGAGGACTAAAGCAGTTGAACTTGTTGCTGAAATTGTTCGGGACGAAAAGTTGACTCAGGCTTTCCAAGTCGCCATGACTTTTTCTGGTGAGGGCAACAAAGATTTTGATGTCATGATCCAGATCTTTAAGAAGGGGCAGATTGGTGGCATTCGAGAGATTATGATACTGTACATAAAAGCTAGGATCCTGTTCAACATAGTAGAGGAAGTCTGTAGGCTGTTGTCTAAGTCAGATAAGAGAGAAATTTTGACTAAGGGTAAAGACAAGAGGCTCATGATGAGAGGAGATTACGAGGAGGTTCTTTCTTTGTTCGAAAAAGGTGCTCCAGTGCAGATGGTTAAGAATTCATATGACATGACAACATGGGCGCAAAAGTACATCCCAACTATATTCTGTAGCATCTACACTGATCTATTCAGAGACATGCCTCACATGAAGAATTTGGCCTACTTTATCTTTTTGAAGCACACTAACAAGATGATTGAATACCCAAGGAAACTCACTGAAATGTGGATGAAACATCCAGACGAAAGACATGACCAAAGATGGCTCCAAAAAGCAAAGGATAAGTTCTTGTCGGATGGGGTTCCATATTTCCGGAACCATTCAAATATGTGCCAAGGGATTCCCCATTACAACTCAACTGTTCTGGCATTGTCGTGTCAAAGCCTGCGAGACAAATTGTTTGAGGTGTGCCTGAAGCAGCTGAATCAGGAGTGCAGAATAAGATGGAAAACTCGAGTCGGGTCTGATGACAAAGGAGACATGATAGGAATTGACATGAGCTACCCTGAAGCTTACGCACAGTACATGCTGTTTGAACAATGCGCACATGCAGCAGAAAGGCTCCATTCAATGGAATTGTCTGTGAAGTCAGCAGCTGGCAATGTGATCTACGAGCTGAATTCAGCCTTCATGGCCAATCTTGAGACTCTGTCACCAACTATAAAATTTTCCTTGGCAGCTTGTGATATGGTCTCCACTTCATCTTGCTCTGTTTTTGTCAATGAAGCATATGGAAGAGTTAGGCAGCTCAGAGAAAACGGAGGTTCTTCAGTCCTATGTGGATTAGCGCACATATTAAATATGGACCATTTCACACAAATATTTAGGACCGGTAAAGGGATGACAAATGATGTTGAGTCAATTTTCCAGGTTGGCAAGGAAATGATCCCGTACGACTTCGGTGTGTACCCTTTCTATGATGTGGATCTTCAAGACATTGTCGGGCCTGAATTTCACAACTACTTGTCTATAACAAACCCAGAGACACCCATGGCAATAAAGCAGTTACTGTTCACTCCTCTGACCAGAGAAGAAATTGGAGAGGCATTTCCTGATGATAATGACCATATGTTACTCAAAAAGGATCATTTTGGAAT